AAAGCCCCGCTTATGAACTTATTTCTTGACGTATTGGTCAAACAGAGAGATGACCGCGTACACGGACGGAATTGCTACCAGACAACCATAGAGGACATTTCGTGCCGCTTCTAGCTTTGTTACGCGACCGTTAGTTTTTACTACTTGAGACAAGATGTTTATGTTTGTCTCGTGATTGAGTGTTTGATTTGCCAGCACTACGTCAGAGAGAGCTTGAATTTTCGTGAGGAGTACGGCATTGGATGGTAAGTTTTCCATAAAAGAGCAAAGATTAGATTATTCACCTTTCATCCATTCTTTAATAAGATTTACGCACCAAGGGACACCCGCCGAGACGAGAGCAACAATGACGGGATAATCCTTCGCCATTTCAAGCACTCCCGGCAATAGCATTGGGAGGGCTGATACAGCGAAGCCCGCGATAGAGAGCCAAGCCGAATGCTGGATTTTCTTGATGGTTACTACGTCGAATGCTTGAGATATTTGCATATAAATGGAGTTATTCTTTTAATTTCGCTATAATTGCCTGCTTCATACTTCTCTTGTCGCCTACTGCTCTGAGATTCATTCCGCCTTTTGCCTTCTCATTTAGCACCGATATCAGTTCATTCCATTGGTCGATAGTAAGCGGCGTATCTGCCTCCATTCTCGTCGCAAGGTCTTTCTTCAATATTCCGTAGTCGGCTTTTGAGATATTCTTGCAACCATCATGATCACAGAGCGTTACGTTAGTTGGTTTAAGCAATACAAAAGCTGTAACAAAGCCTCCTGTGGCGATAATTCCGGCTATGCCTGCTGTGATTTGCTGCTTTGTCATACATCCTTAATTTAGAAACAATTAGCTCCAAGTTTTAGGAAGAGGCTTCTATCAGCGTTCGCACAAACGGAATAGGCGGCAGTTCCTGCGTCTGTCGTAAGCGTCATGTTTGTTGTGGAGACGGTTTCTGCAAAGACGGTTCCACCAAAGAAGCCGTCATTAAAGCGAAATGTGTCCGAGCCTACATCCAGTGCGTTGTCCGTTGTGGGGCCGATAGGAACTGCGATATTTAAAAGAGTTGCGTAAAAACTCGCCGTCCTAACACTGTTGGCGGCAATAGACACGCTATTTCCCAGTCTGTAGATTCCGGTGTTTGGCGCATCCGCAAATGTGAATCCGGGGGCTGACCCGGTTCCGTTATCCACCAGAATGCGCGATGAACTCAGTGGACCTGCAAAAGTGGAGGTGACACTCGTACTCGTTGCTGTGAAGAACGGCCCCGTAAACCCTCCGTAGCTCGTCGTGAGACCCGATACGGTAAGAGGACCGGAAACGGCTCCCGCTATGGAGACAGAAGTTGCGTCGAGAAGGCTGGTGTAGATGGCCGAGACACGGCTAATGGCCGATCCGATTGTATTGCTTGTTTTGGATGGCAATAAAGACGTTCCTTCGCGCTTCCAAAGGTTTGCTGTCGTAAATTGTGCATTTGTAACACCAATCCCAATGCTCCCCACTGCAATTACGATGAGAAGGGAGAATAGGATAACTCGGATTTTGTTGTTCTTCATATTATTGGATCGGGAAAGCGATAACAGTAACAGCACCTGCTACGTAAGCGGTTACATGGAAATTGATCGTACGGAGTTGATCCACGTTCACCTTGAACATACGCACATCAGCCGTTCCGGCAAATGCGATTCCCGTATCACCCTCAATGCGCGTCATACCATCCTGCAAATCATCGACTGCTATGTAATCCCAAAGATTCGAGACGCTTTGTGCAGTTGTGAAGTCAAGGTTTGGATCCACTTTCATCAGGAAAGACCCCTGACATTTTACGGTTAGGTTCGGTAACGTCGCTCCGGCGATTGCAATTCCGATGAAGCGATACTTGGATACATCGAGTGGCGTACCGAAGCCTGTAGCGGCTTTTGCACTGAGAATCGTGGCTTGAGCGCCTTGTCGTTGGTTCATAGAAGATTTGTTAGTGAGTCTATTGCAACCCCCATGAAGGGGCTGAAGGGAATCGCTAGTATTCCCAAATTTGAACCGAAAATGTACTCATGCCGGCGTCAAATGCGGCCGTTGATGTGTTATTTCGGAAGATAAGCTGGACCGTATCGGCCTCAGTTACTTTTCCAAAAACGAGACCTGTAGAAGTCGTAGACAGGAAGTCCCCTGCCGTGACTTTCACATCTACATGGTCCCCGACCACCACGCCCGTCAAAGTGACGTTTGTGGTGGTGGATTGGCCAGCACCCATCGAGTCCACATTCACGGCTTGCGTCGTGCGATAATGAGCCTCAATGAGCGTTCCGGACGTTCCAATACGGAGTCCTGCATAGAAGACGCCTGCGCCTATGACGAGGAGCCCGCCAAATGCAGCGAGGCCCTTCTTGTAGAATGATGGTCTGGACATAGATTTGTGTACCGACTAGGCGTTGGTGTCTTTGATGAGGTAACCGAGTGTCGCATCCATGATGTTCTGGTCGAAGCTCACGCGGGCACGCACGACGTTACGGAGGTGCGATTCCTCGCGGTAGATGTCGACTTGGTCCGGCACATCCATGATGGTGTAGCCGAATGAGGCACGCATCAAGGTAGGGGTTTTGGCACGGCTGATAAGCCATACATTATCTCCCCAGATGTCATCCAGGACGTCCGACTGTCCTTCGGTGGCAGAGTTGTAAACGGCTTCGCCGATTAAGACCTCTTTCAAGCGGAAGTAACTCTTGAGGAACGCCGAGAGTTGATCATCTGACGGCTGTCCGCTGTTCGTATATTTGAGCTGTTCGCGGATAGCAGGGTGGTTTTTGAGCACTTGGAACGAGGCAAGACCGAGCACCATGACGTTCGGACGGCTACCAGTCGCAACGCGGACCGTTTTGATACCGGTCGTGATGTCACCAATCGGATCGGAGTTCACGACATCGGACCATTGGCTTGTTCCGGACAAGGTTGTGTTCTGTGTGAGAACGTTCGTATCAGCCATCACCATGGCGAGAGCAAGTTCTTTGTTCACGGCAATGTTGTCCTTGATGACCGCAACGGCATCACGTTCCGGATCATACGGATCATCCGTGTTGTCGTAGAATTCATCCGGCACTGGCTTTTCAATGGAACGCTCTTCGCAGATGTAATTGCCCTGCGAGACTGAGTAGTCGACCGTGTGAGCACGTGTGCCAGGTGCACGGAAGATTTGGTCAATGTAGGCGCGGAAGTTTTCCTTGCCGTATTTGGCGTATTTGCCCGTCTTATTCTTCACTTTGACGATCGGAAGGATCGCATCGGCGATGTAGTCGAGGTTCGTATAGAACTGGGAGAAGGAAGATAGAATTTTGTCTACCTTTGCGTCTCCAGTATTAGGTCGGCCCATATCTGATTGGTTCGTTTATGGTTGAGTTAAGGACTAGGCATCCGTCGCTTCCACTTCTCCGAAGCAAACAAGCACGGAGACGAGGTCGTTCTGCACGCCGTCTGCAAGAGAACGGGCACCGTATTCCTCGCCGGCTAAGTCACAAACTTCTCCAAGCGAGCCGCTCGTTGAGGTAAGGAAGTTGCCGGGGATGACGGTCTCATTGACCTTGAGTTTGGAGACGCCTCCAATGCGCACAATAGCTGTGCGATCATCTGGATCTCCGTCCGGAGCGTTTTGGAGAATGCCAAGCGGCTTCTCATTCAATCCGCACGCGACGACCTTTCCATCGGTCACATCGGTCTTCACGTAGTGATACTGGAACGTGGAAAGGTCCGCATCAGTCGGAAGTGAGATGTCGATCGCTCCGGCTTCGGTGGTGAAGCTCTTTTTCATTGTCATATGTTGGGATGTTGAGCTGGTGATGAATAAGGCTTATTTCTTGCCATTGAGCTCGGCCATGGCCTGCTTCTGAGCATCGGCCATAGAGAGAATCTTATCTGCCTCTTTGGCGTCCTTGAACTTCTTCTCGGCCAAAGCGACGATCTGCTCTTGTTTGTCGCCCGTCATATCGACAGATCCAGTGGCATCTTTGCCATGAACAGTAAGATCAACATGCCGGACTTTACCGATAATGGACAGAAACTCCTTGCGTTGGTCGCTTGTGAGCGACTTCATGAGTGCGAGTGTCGCTTCCTTCGAGTCGGCTGTGAGGCCGGTCGAACGTTTGTCCGAAAGGACGATGGTGTCGAACGATTCGGTAAGTTCCTTCGCCTCGAACTCCTCCGCAAGCTTCTCATGCTTGGCCTTCAAAGCTTCATGTTCAGTAAGGGAAACGGTCTTGTTGCCCTTGTCGTTCAGAGCCGCGGCCGCCGCTTCAGCGACTTTAGCCTTCTCTTCGGCCGTTTTCTTTTCTTCGGCTTCTTTGTCGGCGGCTTTCTTTTCGAGGTCGGCTACATCGGTTTCACCGGTGGCTTTGTCGGCTTCGTCGACGTCCGTAAGGAGCATTCGTGCAAAGGCGACATCGGCCTTGGTGACCTTTTCGCGGGCCTTCAAGTCTTCAATGTATTTCTTGAACATAGAGGTTAGTTTAATGAGTCTAGCCTCGCCCTCGGAGAGAGCGATGGGTTGCTGATTCTTAAGTGCAGGCGTGTTCGTAAGCGCGGCGCCCAAGAACACGTTCGACGCGACGATTCCGTCACGTTGCGCATGCGGGTAGCGCATAGCGAGCTCGACCGACACGAACTTGAAAAGTTTTTTTTCAAGATTGTGTATTCCGAGTTCGGTCCATACGATTTCGCCCATCATACGTGTCTGTGTACCGTTCTGCTCGGCCCAGACCCGGCGGAACCATCCGGCTGCCGGATCGTCGCCACCATTGTCTCGCTTATGTCCGACCGTCACGCGAAGTTCCGAGCCAACGACTTTCTCCTCTACGGAGAGTACGTAGTCTTCGATCATCTTGCGCGTGATTTCGAGCCCACGGTCGCGAATGATGCCAGTGCGAAGAAGCTCCACTGTGGATATCTTCACGCCATTATCGTCCGCCATCACGATCGGCTTGTCCGTCGTGAACAAGAGTGACTCATTCTCATCGCCGGCCTTGCGGTGCGGCATTTTGATTTTCTTGGTCGTCATATGCTAATCGACGCCCTTATTCGGCGTCTTCTTCTCCCTCGCCTTCTCCTTCTTGTTCGTCTTCGCCTTCTTCGCTTTCGTCCTCATCGGTTCCCTGATCGGACCCCGGAGCCTTTTCAAGCTGGGCATCCTCATCGGACTCGTCGTCCGCTTCGGGTGTTTCGATGAAGCCTTTAGCGCGGAACAGCTCAACGTCCATCGGACTAAGCATAGCATATTGACCTTTTTTATACGAGATGCCGTTGTGCTTCACGTTCGTCAGGGTCTTGTGTTTTGTCGCACTTTTTTCCACTCCTTCCGTACTTGTTTCGTCTTTTTCTCCTTCTCCTTCAGCACTAGCGGCAGCCTTAAGCTCGGCCTCTTTGGTTTTGATCGCTTTAGTAAGCTGCCTTACAGTGCTGTCCTTTGCGAGCCCTTCAATACCGAGCTCAGTCATCTTTACCAACAATTCGGCTTTGGTAGCCATAATGGTGAAAAATATATTGAATAAATATTATCGTCTCTTATCGAGGCGTCTGCGTACCTCATCTTGCGCAGCCTTTGAATTGCCTGCCACTGGCTTCTTGAGCTGGCGAAAGGCATTGACGACGGGACGTCCGTCAACAGTCTCGAAGTTGTCCATGATGGACTTCGGTATTCCCTCGACCGTTGGCTTCTTCTCATCGGAGGCAAAGACCGGGACCCAAAGGCCTCGACAGTGGGTGTGAACTACCTCCATGTGAGCCGCCGGATCGTCCGGGGCTACCACTCGTTCATCGAGAGCGAGGCACATAGAGCACGTGCGCGAGTCCAGTACCTCGGAGCGCTGGAACGCAACAATGCGTGCAATATTTGCGAACAGGACTGAGCCGCGTCCCCGATTAACATACTGGCCGACAACTGTGCCGGACAAATTGATGATACCACGGCTTGCTTCGTCATACACAGAGCGCCGCATGAATGACGTAATTGCCGAGTTGCTTGCGCCAGCCGCAATACCCGCCGACACTGCACCTTTGGCTGTTCGCTCGATCGCATCTGCGAATGCCTCGGCGTTTTCTGAGGTGTCGAGATTCAGAAGTTGCGTATCACGGAGTGGAGTAGATGGCGTACCGATTCCAAGTTCGCGCGCGGCCGCGTCTTTGCCAATCCCGTAGGATCGGCGAAGTGCCGTCGCAAACGCGCTCTTGATTTTGCCCCTGAATAAAAATGCCAGGGCAGCAATCGCCGTGATATCTCCTGCGTCCAGCTTGTTTTGTATATTCTGGCTCGCGCGTTCCATCTCCTCATGCGTGGCAGCTGCAAGCTCCGCCTCAAGCTCGGACTGGATCTCGTCGAATGCATTATTGAGTTGCTGAAAGTCTATGCGTTGCTCTTGGAAAGTGAGCGTACGCGGAAGACGCAGTTTGCCCTCGGCAAGCTCAATCGTATAACTATGTTCGCAAAAGTCGAATGCGCTCTTCTTCTTCGGTTCTGCCTTCCCTGTTGCGATCTTAGCCTGTTCGCGCATGATCTTCTCAGCTTTGCCTCGTCCAGCCTTGGCTCGTTCTATCTGCGTCCGGACGCGCTCACGGCGCTTCGGATCCTGTATCGAGCCTAGGAGCCCTTGGGCCTTCTTGATAGTCACATCATATTGCGTGACGCGATAGGCGGCCTTTTGGGCCTTCAAATCGGCATTCTGGCGGGCTTTCTTACCTGATGCCTCCTTCTTGATCGCTGCCATTGTTTGGCGGGCCTCTTTCATCTTCGCATTTAATGCCTTTATTTTAGCAGTAATTTCTTTATGCTTAGCCGTTTTCATCTTGCCTTTTGGCAGAGACTTCTTGCTTGCGCGCAACGCATCACGCTTGGAGCGCATGTCTTCATATTCGACCTTTTTGCCCACAAACTTATCCAAATACGCCTGCGCGGCGGCAGAACGCGGCGAGGCAGCCTCATCCTTCGGTCCGCCCTTATAGAGCGCCTCGCTGATTTTTTTCTTGTGTTCTTCGCTGAGAGGCTTTCCCATAGGCTTATTCCTCCGTTTCATCCTCAGGCTCTTCGACTTTCGCCTCGTCTTCATCTTCCGGCATGTTCATCCCGTCGTCATCGCCCTGCTCGAGCTTGGCGAGCTGTGCTTCGAGCTCGGCTTCATGTTGCGCCTCAATCTCATCCTGCGGGATTTCGGGCAGGTTAAAGGTTTCGGTCGCCCATTGTTTGTTGCGAATACTCGGGTCCATCATTCCCGCCTGTACAAGTGACGCGACCGTCGCGGCCATAGCCTGGGTATCAATGTCGCCAAGTGCGGAGTGCTCGAGTGTCGGATAGATGCTTTGCGGCCCATAATTTGCGTCCACGACACGTCGGATAACCTGGCGGCCGATCTCTTGAGCGACATAGCGAGCCATGTCCCCCACGGTGTGAAGGAAAAAGCTCGACAAGTCGGTCGAGCGTGCGTAGGAACCCTCGCCACCGTCGAGACCGAGAAAGTTCGCGAGCACAGCTACCAGGATCATTTTGTTGTGATGCTTGATGGCGCCCTCGATTTGGCCTGCCTGCGGATTGCCGGATGGCGTTACGATTTCGAACTCCCAGCCGGACGCCTTTGGGCCAGGCATGACGATGAACGCCTTTTGATTCGTGCGCACGTTGCCGGCAATATCCTCGGCCTCCTCTTTCTCGGAGTCACCTGCGCCATCAGGAAGCCAGATCGTCGGGATGCCGGAACCGAAACGCTCAGCCGAGATGGCTTCGACTTTGTAGAGTGTTTGCTTGAGCGAGTAGTGCTTCCAAGCGGGACGCAAAATAGACTGGCCCGTGATATCGTCTCCCTCCATGTCATTCGTGAGAACGAGGAGCTTGTCGATCGGGATCTCAGCATATGTCGCCGGCTTCCCGTCCGGGGCCTTGTATTCGTCAGTGCGGATCAACTGCCTAATGCCGCGCCTACCGTCCTTCAACTTCCAGCTTTGGATCGAACGCGGGATGCGTGGTGCAAGATCCTTGATCGTGACCTTGCCATCGCGAATGTCCCAGATGAGCTCGAAGGCATAATGACCGAATGACAAATACTCCAAAGCCTCGCGCAAGAACGCGTCGAAGGTACGCTTCTCCATCTTGAAAAGCGCATCCTCGGCGCATTTGCGGATCTCCTCGGCGTGCGTATCGGTGCCGGTTGTCTTCACGCTCCATTTAGCGGCCAAAAGCGGGGCTTTGATCGCTTTGATCGCCGCTTTGCAAGCTGCGTCTCCGCGACGCATTTCCTCCACGTTGTCCACACGCGTCTCCTCGCGCCAGTCCGGATTGTATTCTTCTTGAAAATAACCGGCATATCGTTGAGTGCCCGAATCGCCGAGTACAACGCCAAGCTGCTCTACGACTGCAGCGCGCGCTGATTTTTTCTTTGCTATTGTTTCTGATGGAGTAGTTACCTTGTACGGTATGGAATATGTGGGCTTTTTGGCAGGCATAAGTGATTGGTTTTAATACTTTTTGTCCATGATGTTTCCGACGATAGTCGTATTGTACCTTTTTTTTGGTTTGTCGGGGAGTGCCTTTGGATCAATGCGTACCTTTCGTCCCGCAATTTCGAGCGCACCGATGGCGGCATCAGCTCGGTCATCATGATCATCCCCACCCTTACCCACATTGTGCATAAGCTGGTGAGCAAGTTCTTCCTGTTCCGGCTTCAAGTGAATCTCTCCACGCTCGAAGTCGGCTTCAAAACGCTCGAGGCGTGCCTTTTTATCTTTCGTAGGCGTAGTCTTCATGATCGGAATGTTTCGGTCCATCTCGTTTATCCAACCCCTCGGCCTAATGCCTGTCTTCTTAAACGACTCGCACATATCGGCTGTATTGAAATCCACGCGGCGCGCCTTCCAGTCGAGCAAAATACGCCAAACGCTCGTCTGATTCAGAACCGATTCAACGCCGATAACACGCATCACCGCCTTATTGCGCCTCCAACAGCGCACGACCTCCTTGGCCTGGTCGAGCTGCGAGCCGCGTCCGGCGATCGACTCCTGGATGTAACGATGAGACTGGCCTTTGGCGGAATAGACAACGGCGATGGACCACTCATCGGCCGT